TCGCGCACTGCGCGGAGTATCTCCGCCGCCGCGCTCGGGCTGTCGAGGTCGAGGGCCTTGTTTGAGACGAGGAGCTCGTCGAGGTCGGTGCGACCGTGCAGCGTTGCCCACGCCGCCACGCGCTGCCTGAAGCCGAAGTTGCCCTCGCCGCAGAGGTAAACCACCACGCCCTTCTTCGTCCGCCGCCCGTGCCAGTCAAGGCCGCACGCGATGCGACACGCCATGTCGAGAGTGACGAACGTCTTCCCCGCGCCCGACTCGCCGAAGACCATCGTCACGCCCGACTCAGGCACCCAGCCTTTTATCAGCCATCGGAGCGGCGATGGCTCGGTTAGAAACGACGTTGCGCGGGTTAGAAAGTACGTCGAAGAGCGCTCTTCGATGAACACGTCATCGGCCATCGACGCATTCGCCGCGGTGTCGTGCTCCGGCTCGTAGCGCGCGATCGACTCGGCAATCTGCCGGACCTCGGAGGCGGGCAGCGGCACCTCGCACCGCGTCTCGTTCGCCACTGCGATCGCGGCGAGAATCTCAGCGCGGGTCATGCCGTGATGGCGCATCGCCCCGGCGAGCGCAGCGAGGCCCGCGTTGCGATTGCCTGTGATGAGCTCGGCACCGACGACGGCAGGCTTGCGCGGCTCGGGGCGGAGCCCTTCGAGCCAGCGCTCAGAGAGGGCCATCGGAGGCACGCCGTCGAACGGGTCGCTCGACACCTCCCAGGTGTAGGCGCGCCCCTCGATGCGGCTCGGGAACGCGAGGAAATACCGCCCGTCGGCGAGCAGGTCGATTCCGTCGCGCAGCTTGCAGCTCCTGACGCCCTCGACGTAGGCGGCGAGGTAGTGCTGTCCGCCGCCTGCGGTGAGCTGCACTGCGCCGTCAGACTGCGCGCCTCGCTCGTCGGTCCACGAGCTCCACGAGTCATCGCCGCCGTTGCGCGGGTCGATGTCGAGCACGACAAGGCCGGAGCGAGAGCCCGCTGCGATGGCGAGGTTCAGGTCGTCGCGATCGGCGAACCATCGCGTGATTTGCCCGGTGTCGGTAGTCGCGTCGTGAACGCCATGGGCGCAAGCCGGAAGTTTTGAGTTCGGAAGTATCGGCAGCACGGGCCATCCCCACGAGGCGTAGGTCAGCGCTGCGTCGAGTAGCGTCACTGCTGCGCCTCGAAATAAGCCGAGAGCGCCTCGATCGTGGAGAGCTTCGGGTCGTCGTAAGCGCCGTCGCGGATTCGCGCGATCGTGATCGCCGTCAAGCCCGTTGCAGCAGCGACGACGCCGGGGCGTCTGTCCTGCAAACGCCTGCGAATTTCCTCAAGTTTCATCATCTTGTCGTCCCTTGGCGTAGTTGCCACCTGGTATACTAGCACAAGTGAGAAAAAACGTCATGCAAGAAAAAAAGAACATCTTTTTCGCTAGGAAAAACACTGGAAAAATAAAAAAACGACACGCCTAGTAAAAAAAACACTTTACATCCAGGGCGAGGGGGCCTATAGTTCTTACATCGAGCCAAACGGAATCACCCGACCGGCGAGACGAACGAGAACACATCATGAGCATCGCAATCAAATTCGCCGAACAAGCCACGGCTTTCGCGGCGTACCGCGCCGCGAACCCAAAGGCGCGCCGCACTCGTGCGACGGCGATCGTCCACAACGGAGCGAGACAGACAATTTATGGTTGCGTCTGTGGCTCGCGCCACAGCACATCCACCGACTGGAACGGGCGCAACGCCCGGCACGTAGGAGAGTGGCGGGCGAGCCACGAGGATTGCATCGTCGCAGCCGTTGCCGCCATGGCGGTGTCGCTGTGACCGCCGAGGAGCGAGCAGAGCTTCGAGCCGAGGCGGCGGAGGCGCGCCTAGTGCGGCCTGCAAGGCCGCTGCCGCCAGCAAGGCCGCTGCCACCCCGCCGGGCGAGCGTCGAGGAGCGCGTGGCGCTCCTGCGCGGCCCCGCAGGCTACGGACACAACGAGGCGGACCCGCCGCCGGAACACGATCCAGACGGGCAAATCGCCCGCTCGTGGGGCTACTAGCCCAGTCCCCAGCCCGCTCCTCTCACGAGGGCGGGCCTTTTCGGTGCAAGCACCCGGAATCACCCGAACGCTTGGGAAGAAAAAAACCATGATCAAGAATCTCACCCAGCACGCTCCTACCGAGTCTCAGGTTCAGGCTGGCGTAACCGGCGTGGACGAGCACGCGCTGAAGTACCTGAACTTCTCAACGCCGCCGAGCGTTGAGGAAATCGAGACTAGGGCCTACGCCATCGCCTGTCGCGCCGCCGGCTACGATGATGCGATGATCGGCGGTGCGCCGTATCTGATGCCCGCCCTCGTGGCGGCTTTGCATCAAGCGGGCGTTCAGCCGCTCTTCAGCTTCACCGAGCGCAAGTCCGAGGAGCAGACCCTCCCCGACGGCACCGTGCGGAAGGTTTCGGTGTTCGCTCACGTCGCGTGGATTGCCGTCTGATGGCCATCTCAGTCAAACGCACCAGCAGCCTCACCGCCGGGGGCGTCAAGATTCTCTGCTACGGCCAGGCAGGGGCAGGCAAGACGACGCTCATCGCGTCTCTGCCGAGCCCGATAACCCTCAGCGCCGAAGGCGGGCTCTTGGCCCTCCAGGGCGCGGACCTGCCGTACATCGAAATCGGCAGCATGGCCGATCTCCACGAGGCTTATAGCTGGCTCGGCAGCGACGAGGCGCGCGGCTACGAGTCGATCGCCATCGACTCGATCTCGGAGATTGCCGAGGTGTGCCTCATCGCTGAAAAGCGGGTCGCGAAAGACCCGCGCCAAGCCTACGGCGCGATGATCGACGCCATGAGCGAAGTCATCCGGGCGTTCCGCGATCTCCCGCGCCACGTGTACGTGTCCGCGAAACTCGACAAGTCCGCCGACGAGCTCGGCAAGGTGGCCTATGCGCCGAGCATGCCTGGTGCGAAGCTCGGGCAAGCGCTGCCCTACTTCTTCGACGAGGTGCTCGCGCTCCGCGTTGAGCGAAGCGAATCAGGCGAGCCCGTTCGCGGGCTCCAGACGCAAGGCGACGGCATCTGGACGGCGAAGGACCGCAGCGGGCGTCTCGACGCCTGGGAGCCCGCCGACCTCGGGGCGGTGATTCGCAAGATTGGAGGCTCACGATGAACGAGCTCGACACCCTCGCGTCCGCCTGGTCGGCGGCGAAGACCGCCGAGGGCGAGGCCGTCGAGCGACGCCGCGCCATCGAGGACCGCCTGATCGCGCTCCTTGCCATCCCCGAGGGCAAAGAGGGAACGACGAACGCATCGACCGAGCAGGGCATGGTCATCAAGATCGTCGGTCGGCTCAATCGCAAGGTGAACGCCGACCGCTTGCAAGAGCTCGCCGCCGAGCACGGCCTGAGCGAGCACCTGAGCGCTCTTTTCCGGTGGTCGGCAGACATCAACGCCGCCGCGTGGAAGAGCGCGGCAGAGGCCATCACGGCCCCGCTGCTCGGGGCCATCACGACGACCGCAGGTCGTCCATCATTCTCAATCTCGACAAAGGAAAAGTAACATGGAATTTTTATTCGACACCGCCGATGTGCCCGTCTCCGAACGCTCCTACGATCTCATCCCGGCGGGCTGGTACGCCGCGACGATTACCGGCGTCGAAAGCCGCGACACGAAGTCAGGCACGGGGAAATACCTGCGCATCGAGTTCACCCTCGCCGACCCTGCTGGGCGCAAGGTGTGGTCAAATTACAACGTTAAAAACGACAACCCCGCCGCCGAGACCATCGGGCGGCAGCAGCTCGCCGAGGTGGTCCGCGCCATCGGGAAAAAGACCATCCGAGACACCGACGAGCTCCTCGGATGCGTCCTGAGCATCAAAGTAAAGGTCCGCGACGCCGCCAACGGCTACGAAGCGAGCAACGAGGTTGCCGCAGCCAAGGCCCTCGAAGGCTCCGCGCCGCCGAAGGCCAGCGCACCGAAGGCTGCGGCACCGACGAAGGCCTCGCCGCCGTGGGCGAAGAAGTGATTCAGCCGACTCGGGAGCCGTCGCCTGCGGGCGGCTCCCCGGTTCGGGTGGGCGACCGCTTCGGGCGGCTGATCGTGACCTTAACGAGCCCGCTCGTCGCGCTCTGCGACTGCGGTCAGCTCGTCACCGATCGCAAGGCGTACCATCTCAGCCACAATCGCCTTCGCTCCTGCGGGTGCCTGCGCCGCGAGCGCATCGCAGTCCCTCACGAGTCGGCGACGTGGACCGGGATTCGCTGCCTGAATCCAGGCGAGAAGGTCCGGTGGCAGCGCTTCGCAGTCGTTTGCAAGCGCTGCAATCAGCCGAGCGAAGTCGGCTACCCCGCTTTGGTTACGCGCAAGGTTCCGCGCCACGGCTGCGTGAAGTGCGCCGTGGCGCATCGAAAGAGTCGCTGGGCTATCCCAGCAGAAGACGCCGCCAAGGCGGCACGTAGAGCAGCAGCGAAGGCTGTTGCGGGAGATGAAACATGAAAATTATCAAATGCGACCTGTGCGACCGAATTGTAAATACACAAAAAGCATATGTTTCTTGGTGGGTAGACGAGAATTTGAAAACCTCAGTAAACGAGAATTCGAAAACCTCAAACGTATGGTTGACCTGCCAGCCGTACGAGTGCGCCAAGACTAAAAAATTGCAACAACCTCCAAAGGGGCTCATTCTCATGGACCACCACGCCGGTGTGATTGCTGCACGTTTTGAATCATGGGCGAAAGACTATCAAATCAATGGGGAGACGGTCGCATTGATGGCCGTAAGGCTTTCAACGTTACTTGCAACGAGAAAAAACGATGAAGATTCCTGAACCCAAGCACACCGTCGCCGCGCTCATTGACGCCGCGCACGAAGCAAAGCGCTCGTCGCACGAGGAATGCTTTCGACCGCACATGGGCGCATCGACGCTCGGCGAGAAGTGCGAGCGTAAACTATGGCTCGGATTCCGCTGGGCGGTGCGCGAGCGCTTCCCTGGCCGCATCCTGCGCGTGTTTCGACGAGGGCACCGCGAGGAGGAGACGGTCGTCGAAGACCTGCGAGCGATCGGCATGAAGGTTCGCGCAACGGGCACCGCGCAGACGCGCGTCGACTTCGGCTCGCACGTCAGCGGCTCGATTGACGGCATCATCACCGCAGGCGTGCCCGAGAGCCCGAAGAAGGCGCACGTGCTCGAAATCAAGACGCACGCTCGCAAGTCGTTCGACTCGGTCGAGAAAGAAGGCGTCGAGAAGGCGCACCCGAAGCATTACGCGCAGGTGCAGGCGTACATGCTCGGAACGGGCGTCGACCGCGCCCTCTACGTCGCCGTCTGCAAGGATGACGATCGGCTCTACGTCGAGCGCATCGAGCTCGACAAGGAGCGCGCCGAGAAGCTCGTCGCCCGAGGGCGTCGCATTGCGACTGCCGACGATATGCCGCCGCCGATCTCGACCGACCCGACGTGGTACGAGTGCAAGTGGTGCTCGGCGCACGACCTCTGCCACGGCTCGAAAATCGTGCAGGAAATCAATTGCCGCACCTGCGCTCACTCGACGGCGACGCCCGAGAGCACGTGGACGTGCGCTCGCAACGGCGACCACGTGATGCCGGCCGACTGGATGCGCGAGGCTCACGACTGCCACGCGCTGCACTGCGACCTCGTGCCGTGGCCCGTCGCGTACGCCGAGAGCGGCGACGCGGCGCACACGATCGACGGCGTCGAGGTGCGCGGATTTGCATCGACTGAAATCGTCGCGAATCCGAAGGCGTGCGTCGACCCGACCCTAGTCGCGCTACGCGCCAAGTTCGGCGGAAGGATCGTCGGATGAAGCTCCGCATTTACCAGCAGCGCGCGATCGACCAGCTCTACGACTGGTTTCGCGCGGGCAACCAAGGCAACCCGTGCCTCGTCCTGCCGACCGGCTCGGGGAAGTCGCACATCGTCGCCGCGCTCTGCGAGGACGCGCTCACGCAATGGCCCGAGACGCGCGTGCTGATGCTCACCCACGTCAAGGAACTCATCGAGCAGAACGCGGCGAAGCTGCGCGCACACTGGCCCGGTGCTCCGATGGGGATCTTCTCAGCAGCCATCGGGCGACGTCAGCTCGGCGAGCCGATTACCTTCGCCGGCATTCAGAGCATCCGCAAGCGAGCCGTGGACGTGGGGCACGTCGATCTCGTCATCATCGACGAGGCGCATCTCGTGAGCCACCGAGAGGAGGGCGGCTATCGCGACTTCCTCGCCGACCTCGCGCTCATTAACCCTGCGCTGCGCGTCGTCGGGCTCACCGCGACGCCTTACCGCCTCGGGCACGGGATGATTGACCAAGGCGGCGCGCTCTTCTCCGCGACCCTTGAGCCTGTCGGAATCGACGAGCTCGTCCACCAGGGGCACCTCGTGCGCCTGCGCAGCAAATGGACCGAGGTAGGGCTCGACACCGAGGGCGTCCACACGCGAGGCGGCGAGTACATCGAGAGCGAGCTGCAAGCCGCGGTCAACACGCGCGACCAGAACGAGCGCATCGTGCGCGAGACGATCGTCCTCGCAGGCGAGCGCAAGTCATGGCTCTTTTTCTGCTGCGGCGTCGACCACGCCCGCGACGTTTGCGCCGTGCTCCAACGCGAGGGAATCGCGGCGGAATGCGTGACCGGCGACACGCCGAAGAAAGAGCGCGAGCGAATCATCGAGGCGTTCAAACGCGGCGAGTTGCGCGCGTTGACGAACGCAAACGTGCTCACAACGGGCTTCGACCATCCCGAGGTCGACTGCATCGCCATGATGCGCCCGACCCTATCGCCGGGGCTCTACGTGCAGATGGCGGGGCGAGGAATGCGGCCTGCCGAGGGCAAGGCTGATTGTCTCGTCCTCGACTTCGCGGGCGTCATCGAGACGCACGGCCCCATCATGGACGTGCGCCCGCCGAACAAAGCGAAGAAGGGCAACGGCGAGGCCCCGGTGAAGGTTTGCGCCGCCTGCAATGAGCTCGTGAATCCTAGTGCGCGCGTGTGCCCAGCCTGCGGGAACGAGTTCCCGCCGCCCGAAGAGGCGACGCTCGTGCTGCGCGACGTTGACATCATGGGAGGCCCTGAGTCCGACGTGTGCGAGCTCGACGTCGACTCCTGGGAGTGGCGACGGCACGTCGGTCGCAGCTCGGGCAAAGAGTCGTTGCGCGTGCGCTATTACAGCGGCCTCATCGATTCGGTCGACGAGTACCTGACGATCGCCCACGACGGCTACGCGGGCGACAAGGCCCGCCGACTGCTCGCGCGCATCGCCACCGACGCGGGCCTGTCGCCGGGCTGGGCTCTTTCGAGCGACCTCGACGAGGTCGCACGCATGATGAATTCCGCACCGAGCCCGAGTGTGGTAAGATACACGCAGCGCGGCAAATTTGCCGAGATACTGACCAGGAGATGGACGCATGAGCGCCGTGAAAACGTGGCTTGAAATCCTCGCTAACCCACCGCGATGCTGCGCATCGTGCGACCATTACGCCACCCATTCGGGCGGCTTCGAAGAAGGTGCATCATGCAAGCAGTACGGAGCAAAGCCGCCCCGCGAGTACGTCGAGGAGCCAAACGATTGCCCGCTATGGGCGGACCTGGTGCCGTTCTGAGGACGGAGCACGTCGAGCAGCGAGAGCTCGTGTCGTGGTTCCGGCAGACGTTCGCAGGCGTGCGCATCCTCGCCATCCCGAACGGCTCGCAGCGGTCGAGAACGACGGGAGCGAAGCTGAAGGCTGAAGGCGTGGTCGCAGGCGTGCCGGACCTCTTCGTGCCCGCGTGGTCGCTCTGGATCGAAATGAAGCGAGCCGACGGCGGGACGACAAGCGCGGTGCAGAAGGATTGGCACCGCTACCTCGCGTCCATCGGCCACACTGTTCTTGTTTGCGCTGGGTTTTTGCAGGCTAAAAGCGATTTAACGGCGCATCGCGCCGCACACTGAAAGAAGCACATGATCGAATCTGACACCGTAGGCCGCATCGCAATCCGGCTCGGAAGAGCCTTCTCGCAGAAGTGGGCGAAGGCCATCCCGAACGACACGGAATGGAATTGGGAGACCGCGAAAAACTACGCGCAATTCGTCCCGTCGCAGCGACCGCCGAGCGTCGACGGCGA